GCCATCAGCCTTTTCCAAATGGGAATGTCTGTGGAAAAGATCGCGGAGGCAGTCCGAGCCAGCGTAAAGCTGGTGCAGGAATGGGTTTCCGGTAATGGAATGGTAAGCCCAGCGAAATAATTTTCCTTAGATTAGAGAAAGCGGGTTCAGGATGTATGCCGGTTTTACACCGGCTGTCCTGTGCCTATCTTTTTTTATTCCAACGGGAACGGACGAAACAAATCTCACGGAGAGCAGATACTATTCTGTTAGGGAACAAAATCTTTCTGTTTTCCCGGGTATCTATTCCGTCGCCGCCATTCAAAAATAACAGGACGACCCTAAAGGGGGTCTCACTAAGGGATTTTATTCCTTGGAAAAATATCGGCATAGTTTGGAGAAATCCGGCTATGCCGATTTTTTCTGTTCCTGGGGCAGTTCGACTGCTCCAATGAAGTTCCAATGAATGAGAATGGTCTGCTTTTTCGTTCTGGTACCCGGCACCTTCTCCGGCTTGAACACATCGATGCGCTCCACCAATGCTCGGATGATCTCGGCATCCAGTTCCTTAACCTCGGTGTACTTCTTGACCTGTGCGAGGAAGGAATCGATGTTGAGCCTCTGTGCCTTGGCTTTTGAGAGGGTCTCACGCAGGACGATCACCCGTGCTTGGAGGTCTTTCTGCTCCTGTTCGTAGGTGGCGGTCATCTTGGCAAAACGCTCATCGGATATCTTTCCATCGAGGTTATCCTCATAGAGCCTTTGGATGATGCCATCCAGTTTGGTGATGCGCTGTGTGGCCTGTTCCAATTCACGGCTGTACTCACGGAACTGGCGATTGAGGTCGCGCTCGTTTTTCTTGGTAAGCAGTTCCACAAATTCGCCCTCGCGGTCACGCACAAAGGCGAGCATCCGGTTGATCTCCGTCAGCAGAATCTGCTCCACCTGCACATTGTGGATCTGGTGGGATGTACATTTTCCTTTCTGCTTGCGGTATGTGGCGCAGACGAAATGCTCCTGCTCATGCGTCCACCCTCTGGCTCGGACTTGGTACAGTTTCGCACCGCAGTCTGCACAGAACAGCATCCCAGACAAGACCGGCATTTCACCCATCGGCGTGAGCCTGCGTCTGCCGTTGCGAATATTCTGGACAATTTCAAAGGTCTCCTGGTCAATAATGGCTTCGTGGGTGTTCTCAAAGATCACCCATTCGGACGGGTCATTGTTGACCTTTTTCTTTGATTTGTAGGATTTCTTCTGGGTCTTGAAATTGACTGTGTGACCCAAGTATTCCATTTTCACCAGAATATCTGCTACTGTGCGCTGTTGCCAAGCGTAAATGTCCTCCGGCTCTCTGGCAGGGGTGTTGATGCCCATGCGGTGGAGATGCACTGTGGGAACGGGTATCTGACGCTGTGACAGTGCCTTGGCTATCTGCGAAGGCCCCTTTCCGGCTACGCACATTTTGAAGATGTCTCTGACCACATCGGCTGCGACCTCATCCACGATCCAGTGATGTTTATCGTCAGGGTCTTTGAGATAGCCATACGGAGGATTGGTACACAGCGGCTTGCCGGATTCACCCTTCGCCTTGAACACCGCTCGGATTTTCTTACTGGTGTCCTTGGCATACCATTCGTTGATGATGTTGAGAAACGGAGTAAAATCGCTGTCCTGCTGATTGGCGCTGTCTACGCCGTTGTTGATGGCAATGAACCGGACATCGGCACCGGGCAGCACCACCTCGGTGTAGTAGCCTACCTTGAGGTAGTCTCTTCCCAGTCTGCTCATGTCCTTGACAATGACCGTGCCGACCTTGCCCTCGTCCACCAGTGCCATAAGGCGCTGCCAATCCGGTCTTTCGAAGTTCGTCCCACTGAATCCATCGTCAACGAAAAACGAGGTGTTCCCGAAGCCATTGTCATCAGCGAATTTCTGGAGAATAGCCTTTTGATTCAGAATGGAATTGCTATCGCCTTGAAGTTCATCGTCACGGGACAAACGGCAGTACAAAGCCGTGATCTTATCCGTCGCAATAGTGGAGGACTGTCTATTTAATTGTTTCATGATATGCTCCTTTCCGACAGTCCTCAAGCGGGTACTCTATATTCCCGTACTATTGCGGATAAGTCAAGGGTTATTTGCAGTCTTTGGTGTGAATTTTATGATAACGGCATGGCCTGCCGCACAGGCGCTTATGCAGCCGTAGCCGTGGGTGGCGTCTCCGTATTTTCATTGTTCAGTATCATCCTTTTTACCTTATCATAAAGGTGTTCTCTGGCTCGATCACTTTCAACGGAGACTACGGTGAAAATGGTATCACCGACCTGCATTTCTGTGACCCGGCTCGGTTTCTTTTCAGTAATGGTGTTCACATCCATAACAGTCTCCTTTCCGACCCGGTAGGGCGGGTCTAATCTCTGTGCCTATATAGGCGGACAACGGGCATGGGGTCGCGTGTGCAAATTCGCATAAGTTTTAGGGGGAATAGCCCCTGCAGGACGCTGCCCACAGGAGCCTCCCGGAAATTATGCAGTCATCTGCATGACCTTGATGGCTTCGGGACGGACGAGTTTCCCGTCCAGAAACTCGTATGCCAGATATCCCACGCAATCCACCATCGCAAACTGCTCGGTGAGAGTACGGACACTGACCGGGCGGCGGGAC